GCCTTTGACAGAGCCGTAAGTAGTAGAATGGAAGAAATGGTTCCCGACTTCTTTTTCTAAGGGTGAATAATGGCAACAGTAATTCAAATAATCGGAGCCGCGCTAGTCGTTGCGGGTATTGCTTTTCTCTCTCTTCCCGTTTCTCTTATTGTCGCTGGAACGGCGGCGGTCTTATTTGGAATTGCTATGGAGCGTAACTAATGTTGAATAACCTTTTTGAGAAAAGGGCAATAAGCTTTCAAACCCTATGGGGAGCTGGCGAAGACCTAACAGACCTGAATCAGTCCGGGACGGTTATCAATTCAGAAACCGCATTCAAGATTACGGCGATTTGGTCGGCGGTATCGCTAATCTCAGACACAATCTCGACCCTACCCCTAGACGCTTACATTCGACGCGACGGAGCTAGAGGGCCATTCCGACCGAAGCCAGCTTGGGTTTCCAAACCCGACCTAGATCAACAGCCTTCGGCATTCTGGCAATCAGTTATTGTTTCCCTTCTAATTGACGGCAACGCTTTTATTCGCGTCTTCCGTTCTGGCGGTCAAGTCGTGAACTTAGTTCCGCTAAACCCGCACAAGGTTCAAATTCGACGCAACGGTATCGGACGCGTAATGTTCGAAGTTCAAGGAGAGAAAACTCTTCTTAGCTCCGAAGACGTTATCTTTATTTCTGATCTAGTTCGCCCGGGTGAGATTCGCGGAATGGCTAGAGTCGAAGCTCTCAAAGATAACTTTGGTTTATCTATGGCGCTTGAATCTTACGCAGCTCGATTCTTCAGCAACAGCGCAACCCCGCAGGGAATCATAACTTTTCCGGGAAACCTAAACAGCGAACAAGCCGAAAATCTTCGTCGTGGATTTGACTCCGCGCACCGTGGACTAAAGCGTTCACACAAGACCGGAGTTCTATCCGGTGGCGCAGAATGGAAACCAACCGCCGTAGACCCTGAGAATTCTCAGCTAGAAACTTCCCGCCGCCTATCAGTTGAAGACGTAGCCCGAGCATTCAACATTCCAAACCATATGCTAGGCGTTCAAGGTTCGACCGCTTACGCTTCGGTGGAACAAGACTCCATATTTTTTGTTCAGCACACACTACGCCCAATCGTAACCAAGCTAGAGGTAGCATTCAGTCCGCTTCTAAACGAAGTTCCGGGCGGAGAAAACGCATTCTTGAAATTCAGTTTGGACGGATTACTTCGTGGAGATTCTCAGGCCCGAGCTAACTCTTACTCAATCGGACTTCAGGCGGGATATTACACCGTGAACGATATCCGCAGATTCGAAGACCTTACCCCTATGACCGAAACCGTAGCGGACGAAGTTCGAGTTCCACTAGCTAACGTAGCTATCGCAGATTCTAGAATCTCTACCGACGACAAGAAGGTAGCTATGGCGCAGAAGCTAGTTCTAGCAGGATACGACCCGAAGGCAGTTCTCGAAGCTCTCGGACTTCCAGCTATTCCACACACCGGAATTCCAAGCACTCAACTTCAAGCCGTCGCCCAAATTGACCCGGCTAATCCGCAAGGCGTTTACGAGGTTCAGTAATGATTCTTACAAATCTCTACACGATTGGAACGACTAGACAAGAAGTAGTCGGGCCAGCTACTCAAAGACAAGTTGTTCACCTTCATAATCAAATGAAATCGGGGAATTACTATATACATATTGGTAATGAAAATGTAACGACTACAAACAGCATTCACCTAGATACAGCCGAATCAAAAACGATCACGCTAGAACCGCTAGATAGTCTTTGGGCAGTTGCTACCGCAGCCGGACAAGACTTAGGCGTTCTAATAGTTAGGCAGAGCCAATAGTGCCGTATTACATAACCGACAAATCCGCAGACTGCCCGGCTTGGGCCGTAGTAAAAGAAGACGGCGAACTTCTAGCTTGCCACGACACTAAAGAATCAGCGATTGAACAAGCTATCGCAGTATCCATAGCGGAAGAAACCGAATTCGTTGGAGAACGCGCAGCCGTCGGAGAGCTAAAGATTGGCGATTGGGTAAGTTGGAACATTCGAAACCCGAAGGTACTTGCGCAGATCGTACTCATAGAAGGCGAACTAGCCGGGCTAGAAGTTTACGAATTAGAAGACGAAGTTTACCATTCCACTAGCCGTCTAATGATTATGAACGTCTTCAAGCTTCAAAGAATCCAAATGCCGGAAAGAATCTCCGCGGAAGTAGAAGACGCAGAAGAAGAAGAATTAGAAGACGAAGGCGAAGAAAATCTCCCTGACAACTACCGCCCGGCACTAGCTCCAGACGTTCCAGAAGGTCGAGCTTGTGGAAATTGCTTCTTCTTCAATGAAGCCCGACTAAACGACGACGGAGATAAAGCTTGGTGCGAGCGTTGGGACGCATTTGTAGACGGCGGAAACTACTGTAATGCTTGGCAGCCTAACGAAGAAGATAGGGCAGCGCCCGACGCTTTAGAAGTTGGAGATTCGGTTTCTTGGAATTCTTCAGGTGGAAGAGCGCGTGGAGTAATTGAAAGAATCGAACGGGACGGAACTATAAATGTTCCAAACAGCGACTTTACAATTTCTGGAACCGAAGATGACCCTGCGGCTTTGATTCGTGTTTACCGCCCGGGCCAAGAAGGCTTAGAGCCTACCGAAACTTTAGTCGCGCATAAATTTAGCACTCTAACAAAGATTGAAGAGCTAGACGAAAATCGGGCGGTAAACCTAACCGCTCCGGCTTATATGAGAGCAGCGGCCCGCCGTGGACTTGAATACTACGCACAAGGTTTAGCCGGGGACGGGCTTGTAGATCGAACCGTAAGAGAAGCGCGCGCTATGGCAGAAGGAAACGTTACCGCCGACAAATGGGTACGAATTGCCGCTTGGATTGCTAGACACTTAGGCGACCTAGACTCTCCAGACGCAAACCCTTCTTCCGAAAACTATCCTTCCGCCGGAGTCGTTGCTCACCTTCTTTGGGGAAGTGGCCCTAGCAAAGCGTCAGCTAACCGAGCTATGAAATATGCGCAAGGCGTCGTTGCTAGACTAGAGGAAGAAAATCGCGCAACCATAAGTCAGGAAAGCGAACAAATGGCAAAGATTGAAAAGCGGACTAACGAAGTTAAGTTCGAACTAAGAGCAGTCGAAGGTGGCGACGGTATGACTTTTACCGGATACGCCGCAGTCTTCAACTCCCCTAGCGAACCCCTACCTTTTATCGAAAGAATCGCTCCGGGAGCATTCAAGCGTTCACTAAAGGCGCGCAACGATATCAAGCTTCTATACAACCACGACACCGGGGCCGTTCTAGGCTCTACCCGGGCTGGAACCCTAAAGCTGGAAGAAGATAACTACGGCTTGCGAGTTACCGCCGTGCTACCTGAAACGACTCTCGGAAAAGACGTTCGCACACTTGTTCAACGTGGCGACGTATCAGCTATGAGTTTTGGATTCTCAGTTCCAGCTAACGGCGATTCTTGGAACACCGACGGAACCGAAAGAACTCTCCGCTCAGTTAGGATTCACGAAGTTTCGATCGTGGCATTCCCGGCTTACCAACAGACCGCTGGAACCGCTACCGTTCGCTCATTTGACGGAGTAGCAAAGCGCACAGAAGTAGACGCAGACCAACTAGCGGACGCTTTCCTAGCTATTGAAGACGGCAAAGACCTATCTCTAGAGCAGTCCGAACTTCTAACTAAGGTAATCCAGCGACTAACCCCGCAGGAAGAAGCCGAAGCTGAAGACAATTCGGCAGAGCTTACAGCGCTAGAACTAAAGAAGAAGAAATTCGAACTCCTAATGAAGAGGTTGTAAAATGGCAAACCTAGATAAAATCAAAGAAGCAATTCTAAAGGCTTCAGGGTATCCAGATACGGGTATTGTTCGTGATAACGTGGACACTTGGGCGCAGGCCGTTTGGGAACTTGATAACGAAGTTAAGCCAAAAGAAATTCGCGTCATAGAAGCTAAAGAAACCCGCTAAGGGTTCGTCGGGTTTATCCCCTTTCTCCCGACCGCAACGCCCGCCGTATTCCTTTCCGGCGGGCGTTGTCTTTTACCCGGATTAGTAGAATAGAAGTTATGGGTTGAGTCAGCTCCCCGAACTACCGTCTGAGTTAGCACGGCGGAAATCCAAATAAAAAAATCAAACAAGGAGTAACAACTATGTCAGACTTTCTGAAGTCGCAGGTTGAAGCCCGCAACAACCTAATCGAGCAGGCCCGAACAGTAATCGAGTCAGCCGAAGCGGAAAAGCGCGGACTAACCGTAGACGACCAAGCAACAATCGAGCGTATTGAGAACGAAATTTCTCAGCGCGACGCAGCTATCGACACCGCAAAGAAAATGGAAGAACGTGAAGCCCGCGCAGTAGACGCAGCTCGCAACTCTTTCATTCCTTCTAACGAAGTTCGTGGCGACGCAGATATCCTACGCGCAATCGCAAACGGAGAAATGCGTTCACACACATTCGCACCAGAGAAGAGAGCACTTGTTCCTTCCGACAACCTAGTTCCAAAATCTTTCTACGACGAAGTTTTCAGCGTGGCGAGATTGGCCGGGCCTATGCTTACTGTTTCTCAGGTAATCAATACCGCAGGTGGAGATACTCTAACAATCCCGACTCTAACCGGATATTCAACCGCAACAATCAAGAGTGCTGGTTCAGCTATCTCAGACAGCGAACCAACATTCTCAAACGTTCAGCTATCCGCGTTTAAGTATTCCTTCCTAGTCCCCGTGGCAAACGAACTTCTAGTTGACTCTTCACTAGATATTTCTGCGCTAATCGCGGAGCAGGCTGGAAACGCAATTGGTTTCGGAATCAACACCGGACTAACAACTGGAACCGGAACTGTAGAGCCAACTGGTATCTTCACAACCGGAGCTTCAGCGGTTACAGGTGGCACCGGAGTTTCAGGCGCACCGACCTACGAAAACTTGGTCGATTTGCTGTACACTTTGGACGGTCAAGCCCGTTTGCTCCCCGGAGTCGGCTGGTTGATGAACAAGACTGGTCTTGCGGCAGTTCGCAAAATCAAGGACGGTTCTGGAGCGTTTATCTGGACAGCCGGAAATATCGCACAGGGTCAGCCAGATCAGCTACTCGGATATCCAGTATATGAGAACCCGGCCGTTAGTTCAGTCGGTACAGCAGCATTTTCAATCGGCGTAGGACACTTGCCGTCGCTGAAGACAAGAATTGCCGGCGGTGTACAGGTGGCTCAGTCAGCCGATTACGCTTTCGCAAATGATGTAACAACCTTCCGTGTAACTGCTCGCGTGGATTCAAAATTGACTCACGCCAGCCACTTCGTCAAATTTAAGGGCGGAGCAAGCTAAGCCAAAAGCATTAGCTAACAGACTGGAAAGGTCGCCGGACGGTAGGGTTTCGGCGGCCTTTCCTTTTGTCTTTTTTGGGTGATAATGTTTTTCTATGAAACCTACCAAATCTAAAAATCCCGCACGTGAACAACTTCGCGGAAGTGTTAGCGTCTACTCGAATTCGCCCGATCAGCCCACGGGCTACGGACAGCAAGCCCGCTATCTTGTAGACCGACTAAAGCGCGACGGCTTAGACGTGGCAGCTTTATCAAATTACGGACTAGAAGGAATCCGCGGCGAACTTGAAACGCCTTACGGAAAGATTCCACACTTCGCCCGGGGCTTCGATATGTATTCAAACGATTCAGCGCCCGTAGATCATAAAACTTTTTCAGCTTCAAAGCCAAACCAACCAAACGCTATGATTACCCTTTACGACGTTTGGGTATTGACCAACCCGGGCTTTGAAGACTTCGACGTTTTAGCGTGGACACCGCTCGACCACGTAACCCTACCCCCAAGAGTTGAAACATTCCTAAAAAAGAAAAACGTTACCCCGGTTGCTATGGCTCCGCACGGAGTTAGACAATTAGAAGCTAAGGGGATTGACTGCCGATACGCACCGCACGGAATAAATACTAAAGTTCTAAAGCCAACCTTTGAAATTGACGGGCAACCAATCGAAGAGCATATGGGAACTAAAGATAGATTCGTCGTTGGAATTTGCGCGGCAAACAAAAGCTCAGGTCTAATTCACCGAAAAGCTTTTTCAGAAAATCTACTGGCCTTCTCGATCTTCAACAAGAAACACCCAGACGCTATGCTCTACATTCACACCGATCCGGCAGGAAAGGGAATTGGCTGGAATCTTCTTAGTCTTCTTCAGTCATTAGGCGTCAAGCATAATGACGTTGCTTTCCCAAATCCGCTTTCCTACCGCTACGGAATTTCCCAAGAACACCTAGCCGCTTACTATACGGGAATGGACGTTCTTCTAGCTACGTCTTACGGGGAAGGATTCGGAATTCCAACTATTGAAAGTTTGGCAGCCGGGACAAGGGTTATAGGTTCTAGCTGGGCCGCAACTCCAGACCTAGTTTCTGAAGATTCTTGGCTAGTGGACGGTCAGCCTTATTGGGACTCCGGGCAGGACGCTTGGTGGCAAATCCCGAACGTGCCTTCGATCGTCGCCGCGCTGGAAGAAGCCTACAAGCTAGGAAAGGGCCGTTCGCAAGTTGCTATCGACTTTGCTTCGGACTTTGACGTAGACAAGGTTTGGACGAAATATTGGCAACCTATCCTTCGGGAAAAATTCTCAAAATGATTCCCGTTCTAGGGTTCGCCGTTTATAGTCAGTTCGACAAGGCGGATAGATTACTAGCTTCGATAGATTACCCGATTGAACACTTGGTAATCGTAGACAACTCCGGAGCGAAGAACTGGGAACCTAAGCAACCGGAACAAGTAAAGAATCTATGGCTTCTAAGAGTTCCCTTCGGACTTGGGCTTGTAGGTGCGTGGAATCTAGTGATCAAGTCCACGCCTTACGCTCCCTTCTGGGTTCTAGTAAATGATGACGCTTGGTTTGAGTCTGGAGCGCTGGAGATAATCGCAACAGAAACAGACCCGGAAGCTCTAACATTCGTAGATATCATTCCGGCTTGGTCTTGCGTTGTATTTGGGGAAGGCGCAATCGCAAAGGCTGGAGTCTATGACGAACGATTCTATCCGCTCTACTTTGACGACGACGACCTTCACCGCAGAATGGAAAAAGCTGGAGTAAAGATTCAAAGACTAGAAGCTAAAGTTCACCACGAAAACAGCTCTAGCCTAAAGAACAAGACAATAGAAAATAATCGAACCTACGACGCTAACAGAAAGCTAATGGACAAGAAGGTAATTGAGAATGACTTCTCTCCGGGCTACTGGGACTTAGAAACTAGAAGGGCTAACCGTTGGGACTAATCGTTTACACCGGGGGAACCTTTGACCTTTTTCATTCGGGCCACGCTAACTTTCTGGAACGTTGCTCGGAGCTGGGTTCGGTTACCGTTTCCCTAAACACCGACGAATTCATAACCGCCTACAAAAAAAAGCCGCCAGTTATGAGCTACGCAGAAAGAGCTAGGGTTCTTCTTAGTTGTCGGTATGTTTCTAGGGTTATCCCAAACTACGGCGGCGCAGACTCTACTTCCGCAATCGAAACAATCGCTCCCGATCTAATCGTTATTGGCTCGGACTGGGCGCGACGGGACTATTACTCTCAAATGGGATTCACGCAAGATTGGCTAGACGAAAGGGGAATTGGCTTGGTCTACATTCCCTACACGGACGGAATCAGCTCGACGGCTATAAAAGCCCGGCTGGTAAGATAGAACCGAACAAAGGAAAATCTTATGGCAATCGTAAACGGATATTGCTCACTTGCGGAAATCAAAGCTTCCGCTCGAATTACCGACAACGTGGACGACACGCTTCTAGAGCTTGCGGTCGAATCAGCTTCCCGAATGGTGGATAGTTACACCCAGCGCTATTTCTACAACGCTGGAACCGCAACCCGGTTATTCGCTCCGCAGGATTCTTACGTTAGCGAAATTGACGATCTAATTTCTTTGACTACTCTTCAGACTTCGGACGGCGACGACTTCGGCACAACTTGGGCCGCTAAGGATTATCAGCTAGAGCCACTAAACGGAAACGTGGACGGTCTTACAGGACACCCAGCTACGCGTATCAGGGCCGTAGACGACTTTATATTCAACGTCCTAGACGGAGAGGCAACCGTTAGAGTTGTGGGCGTCTGGGGCTGGTCTGCGGTTCCGGTGGCAGTAAAACAAGCAACGGTAATTCAGGCCGCAAGAATTTTCAAACGTAACGACTCCCCTTTGGGTATCGCCGGTTTTGGCGAAATGGGGGCCGTCCGCGTAGGAGTTCAACTAGACCCAGACGTAAAGCACTTGATAGACGTTTACAGAAAAGTTAGATTCGCCTAATGGCTTCGATTACCGACCTTCGGGCTGGACTAGCTACCCAACTAGCAACGATCACCGGGCTACGAACAACCACGGAAACCCCAGACACAATAAACCCGCCTATCGCCATTGTGAACGTTGCGAATGTAAACTATGACAAGTCTTTCGCCCGGGGACTAGACGAATACAACTTCGTCGTTACTCTAATTGTTGGACGCGTTGGGGAGCGTTCGGCGCAAAAGCTTCTAGATTCTTACGTTAGCACTACGGGAAATCCTTCCGTCAAGCTGGCGATAGAATTAGATAGGACGCTCGGCGGCAAATGCGACACGCTCCGAGTAACCGATATGAGAAACTATGGCTCTCTTGTAATTGGAGAGGTTACCTACTTAGCAGCCGAATTCAACGTCATAGTTTACGCAAAATAAAACCGCTAGTAAAATAGGAGAACAAAAGAAATGGCAAAATTCATAGTAACCGCAACCGCAGTAAAGATTGGAAGCACTAACGTTTCTGATTCTGTTGCTTCAGCGACGCTAGAACTTACTTCCGCAGACGTGGACGTAACAGACTTTTCAAGCAACGGTTGGACAGAAGTTATAGGCGGGCTAAAATCCGGAACCCTTAGCTTGGATATCCACGCAGATAACGGAGTTGGAGCAATCACAACAATTCTGAACCCGCTTCTTGGAACAATCGCAACCGTAACAATCGCTCCAAATGGAACCGTAGGTTCTTCAACTAACCCGATCTACACCGTTCCAGTTCTTGTAAATTCCTTCTCTCCGGTGGCGGGAGCCGTGGGGGATTTATCCACGTTCTCAGTCAGTTTCCCGACAAGTGGATCAGTCAGCTTCGCAACTGCCGGAACCGTCTAAGGGTAAAAAATGAAACTTACCCTACGAATTGAGTTCTCAGACGGAACGCACAAAGACGTCCTAGTGTCTGCCGCCGATATGGTGGCGTTCGAAGACAAGTTCAACGTTTCAATCGCAAGACTGGACGACCCAAGAATCGGCTGGTTGCTATTCCTTGCTTGGCATTCAGAAAAGCGTAGGAAAGAAACAACCGCAGAATACGAAACTTGGTTAGATTCAGTCGAGTCAATTGGAGCAACTGAAGACCCAAAAGCTCCAAAATAGTAGGACTAGGCGATAAGTCTGCTCATTGGTTCATAGCTTCACTAGCGGTCGAGTCAGGAATTCCTCCGAATGTTTTATTGGAGCAATCCGACCGAATGCTTTGGACAATGAACAGGTGGCTAATCGCTAAGAACCTTCCGCGATAGGTGAAGCCCCGGCAAACGCTGGGGCTTCTCTATTTACATTTCGGTAGAATAGATACGAGGTGAGTATGGAAACGGTAAGAATTGACGTCGAGGGCGTTCAAGAAACCCTAAACATTCTCAGAAAATTTCAGCCTGAAAGTCTTGCGCAACTTCGCAGAGATATAAAAAACGATTCAGGACTAAACGCTGCGGTATCTTCCGTAAAGGCTGAGATTCCCCCGGTAGCTCCCTTGTCTGGAATGATGAATCACAACGGAAGAACGCAGTATCGAATTCCGCGAGTTGCTCCTTCTTTGAGGTCGCCTAAACGCACAATGTCTAGCCAAGAATCTTCACTTATTACGATCGCCACAACTTCACCGAAAGACGGAATAGGTTTTGAGATTATAGATATGGCAGGTAGGGGAAGCGGCGGTAGGACTCCACGCGGCCGAGCTATGATTGCGAACCTTGCTAAGAAAGCGTCCCGTTTCGTCTACCCGGGTTTCGAAAAGAAACAAGAAGGAATAGAAAAAGGCGTACTAAGAATTCTTGAAGACTACGCCGCTAAAGTCAATGTAAAGCTAAGGGTAATGTAATGGCCGTCAAAATACCGATTATCACCGTCTTTGATTCTAAGGGATTGAAGCAGGCTCAATACCAGCTAAATAAAGTTCGCGGAAACTTCCAGAATCTAGGACGAAACGCGGCAATCGCCGGAGCCGCCGTCGGCGCGTTCGGTGCGGCTATCGCCGTTTCAGCTAGAAGCCTTGCTCGAATTCAAAGAATCAATATACAGACCGAAACCGTTCTAAAGTCCACCGGGACAACGGCAAACGGAACCGCTAAGGATATTGAAAACCTAGCCGGAAGTCTAGAAGCTCTAACCGCGACCGAAGCCGAAACAATTCAAGAAGGCGCGAATCTTCTTCTAACATTTAAGAACATTCAAAACCAAGCGGGCGCTGGTAATGATATCTTCAACCAGACTACCGCGGCTATGGTGGACGTGGCCCGGGCTATGGGAACTAGCGCAAGCGGTGAAGCTATCCGTCTTGGAAAAGCGCTAAACGATCCCGTAAAAGGAATTTCTGCGCTTACGCGTGTTGGTATTACATTCACCGAACAACAAAAAGCACAGATAAAAGCACTTTCTGATTCTGGCGACATTATGGGCGCGCAGAAAATAATTCTTGCGGAACTTCAATCTCAATTCGGCGGAAGCGGTGCGGCATTCGCTAAGTCGTTCACAGGTCAGCTACAACTTCTTCAGCACGAACTTGGAACCGTTGGTGAAGAAGCAACTATGGCAGTTATGCCAGCTCTTCAACAAATGGTAGACGGCTTTAGAGAACTTCTTCCAGTTGTCGGGCCACAACTAAAAGCCGCAATAGCTTCGGTGGACTGGAAGGCTTTTGCTAAGAGTCTTGTAGACACAATTACTTTCTTAATTCAAAACGCAGAAGCAATTATGAGAGTTGTTACGGCTTTATTTATTTTGAACACAACCTACAACGTAGTCAAGGCCGCAACTGGACTTTTCAACGCCGCAGCGGTTATTCTTGGAAACACTTTCACAATAACCGCCGGAAAAATTGGACTAGCTACCGGCGCGGTAAAGCTATTTAGAACCGCTCTTATTACTACTGGAATCGGTGCGCTGGTTGTTGGACTTGGTTTCATTATCGAAGCGATCATAAACACAAACGACGCAGCGAAAGAAGGAACCCCATACGTAGATAACTATGGCGGTGCTATTAGAAAGTCCGGTGGGGACGCTGAATGGGCAGCGGGCAAATATGGAGTAGCAGCTAAAGCAGCTAACGACTTCAACAATGTAGTTTCTTCTATTGATCTCACTAAGATTCCACGAACCGCCGCAAGCAGTCGGCCGCTACGAGGTGGGCAAGCTGAGGCATTCTTCGCCGGACAAGACATTCGATTTGGTCAAGACGACGATAAAAAGGGAGGTGCGACACCTGCCCAAAGAACTACTTTTGCTCAAAGTCTTACACAAGGTTTAGTAGCACAAAACAGAACTAATAAACTTATTGGTTTGAACCTTTCCGAAGGAGCAGCCGAGCTAGCCCTTTCGACAGTTGAAAATAAAAGACAATTTAAAAAACTAATCACTAACCTAAGCAAGCCCGGAGCAGCTGCCACAGCACAGAGTCGATTCAATAGAAGTGCTGCTGGTATAGCCGAACTTGCTCAAATCAAAGCTCAAATACAATCTGACCAAGACGAAGCCGATAGATTACGAAAAGAAGGTATTGCCGCTGATAAGGCAGTAGCAGACGAACGCGAAAGAATATATAAGTCATTCGCTGATTCAGTAGCAAGCACATTTTCAAGTATCAAGGACTCAATCGTTGGAGCATTTAGCCTTCCAGAGCTAGGCGGTTCGACCGATTCAATTATCCGTAATATGGATAAGCTTCTTGGCCGCGTAAAATCATTCTCTACAAACATTAGTCAGCTATCTTCTATGGGACTAAACCCGACACTTCTTGCGCAAGTTATTCAGGCTGGGCCAGTTCAGGGCGCACGTTTGGCGGCTTCTTTAGTGGCCGGGGGAGCAGACGCGCTAGGACGAATAAACGCAGGCTTTGGAGAAATTCAAACTCTAGGTTCTGAAATTGGTATGACTGGAACCCAATCAAGATTTGGGACTTCCCAACAACAACAAGTAATAAACATAAACATAGAAGGCGGATTAGATTCTTCCGCAGCTATTGGTAAGGCCGTAGTAGACGCCGTTAGAGCTTATGAGCGAACTTCTGGCGCAGTTTGGCAGGGCGCATAATGATTAGCCCAAAAGTCGAAATTGGTTTTGACTTAGGCGCTAACACTCCAACGGGCTTCAAGTTAGATGACCCGGTTCGAGGAGTTCTTGATAACACAACTTATATTCTTGCCGGAGAACTTTTCTATGATATTTCTCCCCGGGTTCAAACGGTTTCGGTAAAACGCGGAAAGAGCGAAGCCCTAGATCGTATCGACGCAGGTATCTCTACAATCGTTCTGGACAACAACGACCGACTATTTGACCCGCTTTACGAAGCTGGGTTGTATTACGGGCAGTTAGTCCCGCGCCGTCAAATTAGAGTTTCCGCTAATGACGCACCCGTGTTCTACGGCTACGTTGAAGACTTCGACCTAGAGTATCTACCGGGCAACCGTGCCGAAGTTCGTATCGAAATTGCGGACGCTTTCGGTGCTTTAGCCAACGCAGAAATTGACGAATTCGACCCGCCTAGCGAGCTTTCTGGAGCGCGTGTAACCCGCGTTCTAGACCTTCCCGAAGTGAACTGGCCGATCGAGTTGCGAGAGATTGACACCGGACGAACCCTTCTTCTAGATTCTTCCGTGTCGGGAATTTCCGCTCTTGAATATCTTCAGCGTGTATCAACTTCTGAATTTGGAAACCTTTTTATCTCTAAAGACGGAGACCTAATCTTCAAGGAGAGAAACGCTTCCACGACTACCCCGGACTTTATTTTCTCGGACGACCCTGCGCCTTCAGCTTCAACTAAGGTTCTTTTCTCTACCGTCCGGGCTATCTACGGTTCGGAGAATCTCTACACGCGAATTTATCTAGCCAACACCGACACAATCCCTGAAGAAGTAATTCTAGAGAATGAAGCGTCCACCGGACTTTACGGCGTAAGAACTTATTCCAATACCAATTTACTAGTCCAAGAGCCAGCCGATTTGGAAGACCTAGCCCAAGCCTTGCTAGTTACTTACGATTCTCCGCTCTATCGATTTGAAGCCGTTACGGTCGTTCTGGACAAGCTAACAGACCCGCAGACTGAAGCAATATTGAACTTGGAAATCGGGGATATCGTTCAAGTCCATTTCACGCCGTCGGGCATTCCCCCGGCTATTGAATTGCCTTGCCGCATTATCGGAATCAACCATAACTGGGAGCCGACGATCAAGCGAACAACCTTCTCACTTGAAACCCTAAACTTCGGTGTCTTCGTCCTAGATTCTCCGCTCCTTGGAGAGCTAGACAACGACCGCCTAAGCTACTGATAAACTAAAGAAAGAACAAAGGAATCCAGAATGCCAAGAAAGACCTTTACCGCGGGCGACGTACTCACGGCCGCAGACGTCAATCAATATTTATCAAATGAAGCGGTTTTTGCTAGCAGCACCGCAACAACTTACACCGTGCTTACTTCTGATCGCTACGAAACTTTAGTCTTTAGCGCAGCCTCCGCCGTTACGGTAACAGTAGGAACCGCAACGGCTTTTCAGCCGGGCGAAAGGATTGATATTCTCCAAGACGGAGCAGGAACGGTAACAATCGCCCGGGACGGAACCGCAGTATCTTTCGCAGGTCGAGGAACCGCAGGAACCGCTTACAGAATTGGGCAACGCTACGACGCCGTTTCTGTTGTTTGCGTTGGAACTAACTCTTACCGCATTATTGGTAACGCAACGGCAGTCTAATGACTCTCTCAGCGTTAGGTATTTTTAGTGCTGCTGCTACTCGTGCTATTTCTAATCTCATACACTTTTTAGTTATAGCTGGTGGCGGTGGAGGTGGTTCTACTTCTGGCGGTGGCGGTGGTGCTGGTGGTTATAGAACAAGCTTTAGCACATCTGGAGGTAATTCTTCCGCTGAATCAGCTCGTGTCATTGGCACAAACATTATTCTCGGAACTAATTACACAGTTACCGTTGGAGCTGGTGGTGCGGGAGCCTCTAATACAAGTTCAGCTGGTAGTACCGGCACATCAGGGTTCAACTCAACTTTTTCAACCATAACTTCTACTGGCGGTGGAGGTGGTGCTGGAAATGGTTATGGTGGCCCTCCTCTATCTGGAGGTTCTGGTGGTGGAGGTGGAGTTGAGCTAAACAATACGGGAGCTTCTGGAACTGCTAATCAAGGTTTTGCTGGTGGAAATAATGCTGGTGGTGGCGGTGGTGCCAGCTCAGTCGGCTCAAACTCTTATGGTAATGGCGGTACTGGACTAGCTTCAACAATTACAGGTACATCTATTGGTCGTGCTGGTGGAGGTGGAGGTGGTGCTAGGTCAATTGACGGGCAAAATACTGCTGGAACTGGAACTAGTGGTGGTGGAAATGGTGGAAACGGAGTCACTCCTGTTTTTGCTACAACTGGAACTATAAATACTGGTGGAGGTGGTGGTGGTGGTGACTACGCCACCTCTGGAAATAGTGCTTATAGGATTGGGGCAGCAGGTGGTTCAGGAGTAGTAATTTTGAGGTATGACAGTAACTACACAATTACAATCGGAGCTGGACTTACTGGCACTACGACGACTGTCGGAGATGACAAGGTTACAACAATCACACAAGGTACTGGAAATGTGAGTTGGGCATAATGGCACATTACGCATTTTTAGATGACAACAACATTGTGACGGAAGTTATTACAGGAATTGACGAAACTGAGCTTATTGAAGGTCTTGATACAGAAACTTGGTACGGCAATTTTAGAGGACAAGTTTGTAAAAGAACAAGCTACAACGGCAAGATTAGAAAGAACTACGCTGGTTTTGGCTTTACTTATGATTTAACTCGTGACGCTTTTATTCCACCTAAGCCATACCCTAGCTGGCAACTTATAGAAGAAACCTGCCAATGGGAATCACCAACACCTTATCCAACTGACGGATTCACTTACTCTTGGAATGAAGCAGAACTAGCTTGGGAGCTAGTGGATTTCTCTGGCAATAACTAATGGCTGAGGAAACAACTGGGGTACGCATAACCCAGCAAGCAATTTACGCCAAGCAACTTGAGCATGGGGAGATCCTAGTCAGGTTGCTAGAAAAGCTCGATCACCTAGACGACGTCCCGGAGCGTATCCGAGAAGTTGAACTAACCCTTGCCCGGTTAGCTTGGATTGAGAAAATTGCCTATACCGGGTTAGCCGCAGGAATCACCGGGCTAGGTTCGGCCCTATTTTCTTTGATCGTAAGGTAGAACTATGCGCTTTCCTTTTGATAAACCAATCCCAACAATTACCAAACTGGGATTATACGGCTGGCGAATCCACCCAATCGAGAAAGTTCGTAAGCACCATAACGGCGTAGATTATGCCGTCGAAATCGGTCGCCCGGTTCGAGCTATCGCCGCCGGAAAAGTAATCTATGCCGGGCCTTCAACGATCAAGTTTCCGAACGGTGAACCCGCCGGGGCTGGATACATTGTCCGACTTAGCCACAAGATAAACGGGGAATGGATTACTTCTTCTTACTATCACTTGAAAAAAGGCTCTATCAAAGACGCAGAAATAAAAGTTGGGGACGTAGTTTTCGAAGGCGAGAAACTAGGAGAGTCTGGAAACACCGGAGAATCTACCGGGCCACACCTTCACTTCGAGATTCAGCGCGGAAAGCGCTACATTTACACGAACAACGGAACCCGCTTCACCGAACCGACTAGCTATATCAAAACCCAAATAGCTCTTGATAAACTAAAGTGAAAATCTTTGACGCTCTAATGCTTCTTCGGGAGCAAGAAGGCGAAGACGCTTCTGGCCCGTCTTGGAAGTATCGCCGAAAGCTAATCTATGCCGGTTATCGCTTGGGCTTCGTTATGATTATCTTCGGAATGGGAACTTTCTTTTTTGACAAAGAAGTATCCGTCCAACTTGTTATAGGTGGAGTGGCCCTTATCTCCATTATCCTTACTGCGTACACGGCGTCTGCTACCTTTGAAGACGTAAACCTCTACAAGAAAGAAGAAGAATAATGTTCAATCTAAAGCCACCCGTAAGAAAATGGATATACGGAATTGTCGCCGCAACCGTTCCGCTACTGATTAGCTTGGGAACAATTACCAACGAACTAGGGGCGCAAATTCTAAACGTCGCCGCAGCTCTACTAGCAATCGGTAGCTCTGCCCTAGCTATCTCTTACGTCCCCGACGCTGAATAACGCTCAGCTTCGGTAGTGCCTCCCCAAATGCCCGATACCCGGGTTGATAGGGCATAATCTCGGCATTGTAGTCTAATTGGGCAGCGTTGGCAGATACCTTTGGCTATTTCTTCTACCAATTTCTGCGAACTTCGGCTCACCTCTTGGGCAAAAAACACGTCTGGAAGCTCTTCGCAATCAACGGAACCGACCTCCCGGATAGCTTCGTGGAGTTCTAGGTATTTCCGCTCTATGCCTAATAATTGTCGTAGGGTAGTCATAATCTAGACCTTACCGAAACATTCACCCAGATTGAAAGGAATCTGAAAATTGATAAAAGGGGAAATTGAACTAAAGGAATTAGGGGACGCCGTTCTTCTAGGGAACTTCGAATCCGGCTCGAAAGAGTGGCACGATCTACGCAACGAAGAAGGAGCCGTCGGCGGTTCCGATATTGGGGCAATCGCTTCACTTTCTCCATTCGAGAGCGCAATTACAAAATGGGCCAAGAAGACCAAACAAATCCCGGACGACTTTGAACCGTCTATGGCTATGCGTCTAGGCACAAAGCTAGAAACCCCAATCTTGGAAATCTTCGCTGAAGAACACCCAGAATACGAAATCTACACAACCGGAACTTGGGCGCATAAAGAATTCCCGTGGCAACGCGCTAACCCGGACGCGCTCTACAAGAAGGCAGACGGCACTTGGGGCATTATCGAAGTCAAGTTTTCCCGGGATTACTGGAGCGAAGTTCCGCAGCATTACCGGGCGCAGGTTCTTTGGTATATGAACGTCTTTGGAATTCAGGAAGCAAAGCTGGTAGCCCTAGCAGGTTCTAGTTATCAAGAATTCGAAGTTGAATGGGATACCTTCGAAGCGTCTTCACTTATTGCCGCCGCCTACCGTTTTAGGGAATCGGTTCTAAAAGTTCAAATGCCAGATTGGGACGGAAGCAATTCCACATTTGAAACTATCCGGGCTATGAATCCTAAAATCGAAGACGGAGAAGAACACCTAGACGAACTAGGACTCCACTACTTCGAAGCTCTAGACACTTTCGAGAAGGCAGACAAAAAGCTCACCGAACTAAAGAGCCGCGTTTTGAAGGCTATGGGCGGAAAGAAAAAGGGAATCGTCTACGGCGAACACGCGATCAGTCTGCGCGCTCGCGGAATGGGCAATCCATACTTACACAACGAAAAGAAAGGGAAGTAAAAATGGCACAATTCAATCTCAACGAGTACGAAACAGTCGAAGAAAGACACGCAAGAGCAATAGCGGAGTATCCAGATATCAGGTGCGTAATTGTCAATCACACAACACCGCAAGACCGCGCCGTTGGAACTTGGGTTGTCGAAGCTAGGGTTTACCTAAACGCTGAAGATCAAGAACGGGAACTGCCAAAAGCTACTGAATGGGCTTTTGAAGTAGACGGCGTGGGAATGGCTAACAAAACTTCAGCATTGGAAAATGCGTGTACTTCCGCGCTTGGTAGAAGTTTGCGCTGGGCATTAGGCGGTTCTAAAGGCCCGTCAAAACAAGAAATGGAAAAGGTTGCTCGCGGTCAGACTCCAAAACTACCTAGCCGTGATTGGTTATCCGAAGCGGACGCTTTAGGAAAAGATATCGACAAGTTGCGACTACTCTATTCAGAAGCTAAAACTGCTAAGGCTTCTGAAGAAGTGCTAGGTCGAATCAAAGAACTAGCAGCGTTAGCGGGCGCATAATGGAAACCCCGGGCCAGATCGTCGAAGAGCTTCAGCGAATAAGTAAGGAAATGGAAAAAGGAGCTTCGGCTCTCTACGACGCAGAAGTAAAACTAGCGGACGCAGAAGCAACTTATGACAAGTCCGTTTCCCTATCTTTCCTAAATAGTCAAGGCACGGTAGCAGACCGTCAAGCGGTGGCAAAGCTTCAAGCCGTAGACGAAAAGCTAAAGGCAGACCTAGCCCGGGCGGAGTTCAATCGGGTAAAAATGAAGATGAAAGTCCTATCCGATACGGCCACAATGACCGCAGTCATTAGCCGGAACGTAGAACTCCAATGGCGGAGCTAGACTAATGGGCGGGAGAGTGGCGGCTTATGAAGATTCGGGAGAAGTGTTCTTGCGGGGCAGTATTTCAAGCCGCAGGGGACGAAGCTACTCAGCTTTACAAGAATTGGATTCGTCGCCATTCCTGCCCTGCTCCAACTTCGGAAGAAATTCTAAACTTTCGAGATACGGACAGCTCTTCAAGTATTGGATTCTCCGCGGACTACTCCGGGACGGGCTTAGACCTACCCGCGAAGAAGTATGACCCGTGGGAAGATGAATAAAAAAGAGTTCCAAAAGTATCTCGATCGAGATAAGGCTTGCCCTTGTTGCGGAACAACTGGCCCGGAGCTAATTCCCCAACACCGCGCAAACCGTGGAATGGGTGGAAGTAAAGAACGCAATCGCCCGTCAAACATTATCGTTTTTTGTTCGTACTCAAATGGGCTAATGGAATCGGCGTCGGGCTTCGCAGCTAAGGCACGGACGCTGGGTTGGAAGCTTTATTCGCACGAAAACCCGGCAGAAACTCCGGTGCGTCTATGGGACGGTTGGTTCGTATTAGACGATAACTTTGGAAGAGTGAGAAGCGAATCTCGGGAGCAGGGCTAATGATTGAATTCAATCTAGAACCCTACCTTGAAGCCGCCCAAGCTAGATCGGAAGAGCTTGGGGAACTGAAGCGCTCAATGCGTGGAACGCAAGCCAATCAAGTCGGGGCGCTTGGAGAACTAATCGGGCTTGATTATCTTCGGGGTTGTGGACTTCAGGTCGAAGAAGTTTTTTCTACTAGCTATGACGTCGCCGTAAACATAGACGGAAAGCCGAAGACGCTAGAGTTCAAGACAAAAGAAAGAACCGTCGTTCCGCAACCGTTTTATGACTGTACCGTTCCAGCTTACAATCATTCGCACCAGCGCCCAGATTACTTCTTGTTTATTAGCCTTCTAAGCTCGGGAAAATCAAATGAGATAACTCGGTTCTCCCGGGGCTTTATTTTGGGTAGTATCACACTTGAAAGATTCGAAGAAGTTTCGACGCCGTGGAACCCTAGTCAGACCGACAACTCTAACGGCTGGAAGCCTACGATTGAATGCCACAATGTTTCAATTAGCCAATTAGCACCGCCGATAAGAAAGGGAATTCTTGCCACTCATTAGGGGACACCATTCGTTCGACGATCACTTCACGCAGATACCTAATGCGTGGCTTCGGGACGCTCGAATCTCATTAGGCGCTAAAGGATTACTAGCGCAGCTACTTTCTCACGCTCCGGGCTGGCGCATTAGTCAAGAATCTTTAGGCCACTCAAACGGAGTCGGGCGCGACGCAATCCGAACGCTGATAAACGAACTGCTCGAAGCTGGGTATCTAATGCGCTCCGAAGACCGAGAGAGAACGGAAAAAGGGTATCTAGGTGGATACACCTACACAACCCAAGACCCTACGGGCGAACCTACGTTGGATAACCCTACGCAGGACAATCCGCTACATAAGAACAACAATATTAAGAACAACAACTTAAAGAACAACGAGAGAATATATAGCGATTCAATCCAAATTCACTTTGAATCCTTTTGGAATCTCTACCCTAAGAAGACCGACAAGGGCGCAGCGCGACGGGCATTTAGAAAAGCGGCGAAGAGCCAAGACCTAGCTCTAATCGTGGACGCCGCCGGACGCTATGCCGAAGACCCAAATCTGCCCGAAAAGCAATTCATAAAGAACCCGGCGACTTGGCTAAACGCCGAAGCTTGGAACAATGGCCCGCTTCCAAAACGAAAGACAACCGATTCAAAGGCGCTGGAGGAATGGGCTAATGACTAAGAACGAACTCAAAGAGCTAATGGAATATCTGAGCGCAATAGACAACAGACAACTCAGCCCGGAGAAGCTTCAGGTCTGGTTCGATCTAATCGGCTACCTAGACTTCGCAGCGGCGAAAACTGCCGCGATCGAAGCTCAGCGCGACGAATCCATAAGCTACGTAGAAGCTAAGCACGTTATCGCCTACGCCCTACGAATCAAGGAAAAAAGGAAAGCTGAAGCAACCCGGGGAACTTCTTACGCTGAAGAAAAGAAGGGAACTCCCCAACCGAAATGCGCTCACGGTATCGGGATTCTAAGTTGCGGGCCGTGTTGTCGAAACGCAGCTATCCAAGCCGGGCTTATAAAGGGCTGATACTCTAATGCGGTGGAAGATAACGAAGCAATATGTAACCGTTGCGGGCATATTTGGCGCGTCAAGCTCGACGACCCCAAGACGGGCGTTCGTTGCGCAGACTGCCGAATGGGGCAATCTCATATTGTCAAATATGGGAATACCAAGTGTCTTCCGTGGCAGGGAGAGTTCGATCCTGAAACTCTTACCCAACCAATCTTCGAGGGGAACCCAGTTCTTCCCGGAATTCGGAACTGCGGTCATTCGGACTGTTGTAATCCGGAGCATATAAAAAAGTCCTAGCTAACTGTTAGGCTAGAAAAAACGAAAGGTAATGAAATGGCAACAGTAGAAGTAAAGGGCGAAATCGTCGGTCTGGTTTTCCAGAACAAGGGCGTCCAGATTCTAGAAACATTCAAAAGCAAAGACGGCGAAAAGCGCGACGCAAGATACACCGCTTGGCTAGACACACCGACAACCAGTCTTCAGGTCGGGCAAAAGGTTTCCGCTCGCGGGCTTCTTTCGGCGGCAATCGGAAACTACAAGAACAAAGAAGGAGAAGACAAAACCGTAGTGAACTTGTCTATCAACTTCGCAACGATCAAACTAGACGGCTCAGAAGCTCCAGCTATGACCCCTACTCACGAAGAGCTACCCTTCTAGTGTTTCTCCGTTGGCTAGTCCCGTCGGCGTCCGGAATCTTATTCGTGGAGTTCGCTTCCGAATCTTCCGGCTTCCTACACGTCGTCGGGCTAGTCTTCGGTTGTTTTTATCTTTGGGCAGGAATCTCCGAAGCGTGGCGTCAATATGCCTGAGATTCTCATAGATGTAACAGGCGACCCGGCTTCGCAAGGTTCACACTCAGTAATAAACGGGCGAATCGTTCAAGTCAATTCTTCAAAGCATAAGACTTGGAGAAACGCCGTAGCGTTCGCAGCTATGGACGCAATCCCGGAAGGTTGGGAACTGCTAGACGAACCGCTCGAACTCTCCGTGATCTTCTACCTTCCCCGGCCCAAGACCGCTACCCGGAAGTACCCGTCCGTAATGCCCGATACCGATAAGCTCTTGCGCAGCGTTGGGGACTCACTCACCGGGGTAATCTGGGTAGACGATTCAAGGGTTGTTCGCCTAACTGCTACGAAGCTCTACGCGGACGCTAGACGCCCCGGGGCTTTGATAAGGGTAAACACTCTACCCGACGCCTAAAAAGGCTTCTACGGGCATTCTACGCCCGCAAATCTATCGAACAACCGTTCGAACTACCTTAAATTGTAACGATTCGGTAACAATCCCCCAAAATCTTTAGAAATTTGCCAAAATTTGTCGAAATTCCCGAATTTCTATGCTAATTTATTACTAACCGGGGAAGCCGGGGTAATGAAAGGGAAAAGAAATGACAACAGTAGAAACCGCAAAGCTAATTCGCAAAGAACTAGGCAAGCTCTACCCAGAAGTGAAATTTTCGGTTCGCAAGGCTCACGCAGGTACAATCTACGTATTCCACAACGTCGAAAACCTTACTTGGAGAACCGCACTTCAGCAGAGTCTAAGAAGCTTTGAAAACTGGAACGAATTCCGCACCGAATACGTCTTTGAACAATACGCCGCATAGTCGGGAGGAATTCAAATGAAAAAAATAACGGTGATCAAGCGCCTAGAAAATGAAGACGGGGAGTTTATTCAACTGACTCATAACGGAGCAGAAGCAGGGCGAGTCTACCGAGTAGAAATAAAGCTTTATTCTGCTCATTGGGACGAATGGTGGACTTACCGCCAGACAGAAATAAACGACCGACTAGCGCGCGAAAGATTTGAAGACCTAAAAGGACACGTTCAAAGAAAGGTAGTAGCGTAATGAAACTATTCGGATTCTTTATTCTTTTTGTTGCGATCTTGGTTGGTAGTTGGAAGCTTCAGGAAATAGACCTACTTCTTGGATACACACTTGGAGTCTTTGGGTTTCTTGGAACGACTATCTTCTTCGTGGACTACCTAGCTAGGAAGTATCTCTAATGGCGCTGGAGCTAATCCCGGTTCTTTTCTTCGCTTGGTTGGTCGAGCTTACGCAACTCATTCAATCGAACGCCGGAATTCTATTTTTTCTTCCGCTCTTTGCGATCGTCTGGACGGTAGGAGTTATCTCCATTATGCGAAGGTGGGACGGAAGATGAACGAAGTTGAATTTGTTCTCCGCCGGATTCTAAAAGTCGGACACGAGTACGCAAAAGAGCAAAGCGCAACAAGAAACGACAATCCAGCTCTAGGACTCTACCGATACACCGCCCAGCTTCAACTACTCAATTACCTAGAAAATCAGTTCTTGGAAAGGACAATAAATGACAAGCAAGACTAACCCGGCAATCGAGTTCGGAAATGACGACTTCAATCCAAACCAATTCAGCTACCAGACTGCGCAACAGGACGGAATCCTTATGGGCCGTCTTCTAATGCGGGACGAAGTTCTTCGCCTAATCAAAGCAACGAACCCGGTTCCAACTAAAGCCGTAGCCAAGATTCTCGATCTAGTGGAAGGACTAAACGCAGATGTTTACGCTTCTGAAATTGCCCGTTGAAACTTTATCCGCTTACAACAAAGGACGGCGGGACGAACAAGCCGCAGTTGAAAATCTCTTAGAGTTTCTAACAATGAAGCAACTACTAGACCCAGCAACTTTGAACCTGCTAATCGAAGAGCTATCAAAGATTGACCGCAGACCAAGAAAGGAATTGGAATGAATTTCAGCGAAGAAGATTACGTCGTCGGAAGACTTGGAACCACCTATCGAGCTATAGACGTTTACGAAGACGGCAAGTACGTAGGGAAAGGATTAGAGCAAGAACGCATTATCAAGTTGCTAGAGAACTGGGAATGTGAAAACGAGATGTGCTACTGCACTTTTTATCGTGAGCCAGACCGCCATTGTAAAACTGCGCTAGAGCTAATCGAACTAATCAAAGGAGAGCAAAGGTGAGCTGGAAAGACGAAGACGAAGTGACAACCACTTACGGAACGATTCAACAAGTCAAACAGGAAAACTATATCCGTGGTTTTTATGACGGACTCGACAAGAAGCTAACTAACAACACCGCTTACACCGACGGATTCAAAGCCGGGCAACGCAACGAACGAGAGTATCTTCTCAGCTTCGTCGAAGACCACGAAGGAATTCCAATCGTCGTCCAAGACCTAATAGACGAAATAAACGGACGCTACAAAAAAGAAATGAACGACCTATTGAAAGGAATGGGACTATGACTAAGGCAGTCGCTAAGAACAAATACGCAGGATACACCAAAGGACAAATGGAGCAGCGCGAGCGGATTCTCCAAATGCTCGAAGAAGAGATTCAGCGCTTCGAGAAGCACCCTTACAAGCTAGGTTCCTTTGACACGCACGGAATCTATCTCGGGCTAAAAATCGCACACCTACACGTAAAGGAAATGAAATGGACTTAGAAACGAAACTAGACCTTCTGCTAATTGAGCTAGAAACTTACGCCGATATGATCAAGCAACTAGAAAGGGATATGGTGGCGTTCAATGAATGGCTTCAGACCGAACTCGAAGGATAAGAAAGAGCGCAAGCTAACGTTCGCATTCGCCCGGGGCTATCACCGCGCGACAATTGCGGAGCGGGAAAGAATAATCGCCGACCTACTCAAAGACGCAGTAGTAATTACCAACGTGGACGTTGAGATTCTAGAAAGGATTGTTGAAATTGTCGAAGGCTAAGCACCGCGGAAAAAGGAAACCGTTTTATCTTCGTCGGCAGCTTCTTTGGCTCCGATACCGGATTCGTCTATTCGTAATTGACAGACGCAAACGTGGCTAAAGCGCCAGAAATAGAATACGCTGGACTAGAACCCGAACTCGGGAACTTAGAACTTGATCTAGTAAGGGGACAAAATGCTAGAAGACCTAAAACCGCCGCTCAGAATTGGTAGTTGCGCGGTTAGAACTATTCGCAACAAGCTAGAAAAGAAAGACCAAGAAATCCTAGACGGAGCATTAGCAAACTCAGACTTCAACTCCGGGGCTTTAGCCCGTGAACTAAGCTCTAGGGGACTAAGAATCAGCGACGTTTCAATCCTGCGCCACCGGAAGAAAGAATGTTCTTGCTAGATAACCTAGAACCAGCTAAAAAAGTCGAACCAACTCCATTCGGTCGCCCCGGCGTAATCTTTGACGGCTCCACCGGAGAAGCTACGACACCTTACGCCGAATCTCCCGCCAGCTTCGAAGAGTTTCTAGAAGCGGCTGGAATGAACCCCGAAGAGTTCGAAGTTATCGGAACTCCCCGGGTTAGCAAGTGGCAACAGAAAGAAGGCGGAGAATTCCTAACTTCTTTCCGATTCACTTTCCGCAAACGCACGTCTGGGATTGACCTTCCCTTGCTCTATGCCGAAGCTAAGCGAACTGTAAAAAAGAAGGGCAAATCTTTACAGGTTCCCAAAACCGATAAAGCTTTGGTAATTCTTTGGTCAGACTTACAGGTAGGAAAAGTAGATCACCGCGGCGGAACCCTCCAACTAATTCAGCGCGTCGAAGAAACAACTACCCGGCTTATTCAACAAGTCAAGAAAGAAAAACCTTCGAAGGTTATCTTCTGCGACGTCGGAGACACTATCGAGAACTTCATAAACGCTAACGACGCTAACCAACTTTTTACGAACGACCTCTCAATTATGGAGCAAATAGACCTTGCGACGACTTTAGCTTGGACAACCCTGCGCTCTCTTTGCGAACACGTTCCAGAAATCGTTTACTTATCCGTAGCTTCCAACCATTGTCAAATGCGAATAAACAAGCAACGAGTAGGAAAGGGAACCGACGACTGGGGAATCCATATCGGACGAACCCTAGCCCGGTTAGCTGGGGAAGTCGGTCTGCCAATCAAGTTCGTAGAGCCACAACCGCACGACGAATCTTTAGCTCTTGATATCTTCGACGACGGCTTCCACGTTCTAGGGCTATGGCACGGACACCAATCACCGCGACCCGATCAAGTTCCGACTTGGTGGCGGCAACAAGCATTCGGTAATCAACCAGTAGCGGCAGCGACAATCGGAGTGAGCGGACACTTTCACCATTTGCGCGTAGTCGAGCTAGGTTCAACACCGCGCGGAACTTCTCGCTTCTGGGTACAGGCGGCGACTATGGACAACGGCTCCGGTTGGTGGAAGAGACAAGCGGGCGAAGATTCTCAGCCCGGACTTGTAACGTTCTTCTTAGAAAAGGGAATCGACTTTACCGGAACCGTCTACAAGCTCTAAAGAAAGGAAAGGGGAGAAATGAAGATAGGAAGTTTATTCAGCGGATACGGCGGGTTAGACCTAGCCGTTAGCAAAATCACGGGCGCAGAAGTCGCGTGGCATTGTGAATGGGAAGAGGCTCCGAGCAAGGTTCTAGAAGCTCACTTCCCGGGCGTTCCAAACTATCGGGACGTTAGCAAGGTCGATTGGGAAGCCGTCGAACCCGTGGATATTCTTACGGGCGGTTTTCCTTGTCAGGACTTATCCCTAGCGGGTAAGCGCGCAGGATTACAAGAAGGAACACGCTCCGGATTATGGTCGGAGTTTTACAAAGCAATTTCAATCATCAAACCAAAATTAGTAGTAATTGAAAACGTAAGGGGTTTACTAAGTGCCAAAGCAGATAGCGGAATGGAATACGGACCTGAAATTATGGACAAACTCAAAGGGCAACCAGCTCTTAGAGCATTGGGAGCCGTTCTTGGCGACTTGGCCGAAATCGGGTATGACGCAAGGTGGACGGGCGTTCGAGCTTCCGACGCTGGAGCAGCTCACCAACGATTTAGAGTCTTTGTCGTCGCCTATCCTTCGAACTCCAGCAGCTAGCGAAGCAGAACGCGGACATCAAACCGAATCCGTTGCTAGAGCTAGAGGCGGACAAGTAACCCTTAGCGGACAAATGAAGGAACTTTTTCCAACGCCGATAGTTAGCGATTGGAAGAATGGAATCAGTTCACCGGGGTATGGAATGAATTTACCTATGACCGCAAAGAGCCTTCTTCCGACAACAAGGGTAAGTATGGCTAATGGCCCGACTCAAAAAGAAATAAAAGAAGGAAACCCAAAGAGCAGAATCGAAGTTGAAGTAATGCTCTTTCCTACTCCTAACACTATGGAACACAGAGAAATAAAGACACCCGAACAAATTCAAGCTATGAAAGACAAGTCGCCGGGCGGATACCGTAATCTTCGAGAGTCAGTAGTAAACGAAATGCCCGAAACAAATTGGGGAAAGTTTGAACCAGCTATCCGACGCTGGGAACAGGTCTTAGGTAGACCATCTCCAGCACCGACCAAGCCCGACGGTAAGGACGGAGCGCACCGCCTAAGTTCTATGTTTACCGAATGGCTAATGGGATTACCTGAAGGCTGGATAACTGGGCTAGGACTAAAGCGTAACGACGAACTAAAGTTAGCGGGGAATGGAGTAGTTCCACAACAGGCGGAACTTGCTTTACGGCTACTATTGGAAGACGACAACTTGCTAGAGAAAATAAAGAAATGAAAGCACTAAAGCAATATCTAAGAGCCTTGAACCACGGTAAGGAATTAGAACGCCTAACCATTATCAATTGGCTAGAAGAAGTAGAACAGATAGACGCGTTCGGAGATACGGACGTCAAGGGTATTATCGAAGCACTCAAAGAAGAGATACATAAACGAAGGGACTAGAAATGAATTGCGAGCGGTGCGGAATGGAAGTTAGCGAAGCGGCAGTAGAAAGAAGAAAGGCACGGGGAACCTATGACGGCAAATGCTCAGACTGCCGTAATGGAATGGCAACCGAAATCAAATACAACGGAACGGTCTGCCGTCCGTGGCGTGGAGAAGTGGACGAATTCTTCAACCCAATAGACAAGAACCTAAAGCTTTATCTTCCGGGCTTCAGGACTTGCTTACACAAAGACTGCGTAAACAAAGAACACATAATAAAAGCCCCAAGCGATCTAGAGCTAGAGCGAAACGATATCAGCTACCGCACCGGATATCGAAGCCAGTATCAGGATTACGCTCGGGAGCTATCCGCCTAATGCCTAGTCTGGGAAACGAAGCTACGGTAGCTGGAACCGAAGTTTGGCTAACGCCGCCGTACATTCTCGAAGCTCTTGGAGCGTTTGACTTAGACCCTTGCGCTTCCCTAGATCGTCCCGGGTTACTGCCACCGGGGGTCATAGGGGAGCGTTATCTATCTAAGGGCTTGTTGCTTCGGCGTCTGTTACAGCTTCTATGAGCTGGAAGTAGTTCTGCGGTTGCTCCGTGAGCTGAAGCTTGAACGTGATCGGCTTCGAATGGGTCATTTTCTTTTTTTCCTTCTCCGCATAAGTGGCAAAGAATCGCATTCTCTCGGACTGCCCTAGCGCGAGCTGCGTA